AACTTGAACATTGGCGAGAGCCTTTTGACGGGAACATATGCGGTCAAGTATTTCTACATTATAATCATGTAAATGGCCCATTTGCTGATAAAAACAAATTTGATGGAAGACCTATGTTAGGTCTACCATCATTAGCAAAATAGCAAGTTCTATACTACCACTAACTTTTGTTGTAAAATAAGATTATGCCTTTAACAAATGTACAAATAGCACCAGGATTTAATAAACAAGTAACAGAAACAGGCGCAGAAGGTCAATGGACTGATGGCGATTTTGTTAGGTTTAGATACGGTTTACCTGAGAAAATAGGAGGTTGGCAACAGCTGACAACAAAAACTTTAGCAGGAGTTGTACGAGAACAATTAGTTTGGGCAGATTTAGATGGCAGACGTTACATTGCCTTAGGTACTAACAAAGTATTAATTATTTATTATGAAGGTGCTTTCTACGATATTACTCCATTAGATACTGCAATTACCGGAGCAACTTTTACTACCGTAAGTGGTTCACCAACAATCACGGTTAATAAAATAGCACATAGCTTATCACAGGGGGATTATTTTACTTTTACTTCTGTAACTCCACCAGTTGGTGCTGGTTATGTTGGAGCAGATTTTACAACAAATACTTTTCAAGTTGTAAGTGTTCCTAATGCAGATACTTTTACAATTACTATGGCGGCTAATGCCGGAACTACTGTTGCAACATCTGGTTCAGCTATTCTTAATCCTTATATTCGTTTTGGTCCATTAAACCAATCAGCAGGTTTTGGTTGGGGAACTTCTGGGTGGGGAGGTAATTCAGGAATTATAACAACTTTAAATGGTGCACTTCTAGATGATGCCGCAGGTACAGGTGGTGTTGGAACTAGTATAACGGTTATCTCAACAACAGGATTTCCAACAACAGGAACAGTCCAAGTGGGAGCAGAATATATTTCTTACACAGGGATAACAACAACTAGTTTAACTGGAATTACAAGAGATTTTGCAGGGACAAGATCAGCTCATTCTGATGGTGCTTCTGTGGAAGCTGTTACAGGATGGGGTTCAGCTTCACTATCCTCAAGTGTATCACTAGAACCTGCTTCATGGTCTTTAGATCATTTTGGAGAAAAATTAGTAGCAACTACTAAAAACGGAGAAACTTTTGAATGGGACCCTATTCATGCAGTACCCACAGCTTTAACTACAAGAGCAACTGTAATATCAAATGCACCAACAACATCAGTGATGTCTATTGTTTCTGAAAGAGATAGACACTTAATTATATTAGGCACTGAAACAACTATAGGATCTCCTTCAACACAAGACCCAATGTTTATTAGATTTAGTGATCAAGAAAATTTATCTGATTATACACCTACTTCAGTTAACACTGCAGGTACTTTTAGGTTGGATAGTGGTACTACAATTGTTGGAGCTGCAAAAGCTAAGGATTATGTTTTAATAGTAACCGATACTTCTGCATACGTTATGCAGTTCGTTGGACCTCCATTTACTTTTTCTATTAGACAAGTTGGAAGTAATTGTGGATTGATTGGTCAACACGCAATTAAATATATTAATGGTAGAGTATGGTGGATGGGTCAAGCAGGGGGCTTCTTCGTGTACGATGGTACAGTTAAATCAGTTCCGTGTTTAGTAGAGGATTTTGTATTTACAAACAAAGGAGATAATCTAGGTTTAAACTATAATAATGGAGAACAAATTTATGCAGGCTTAAATCATTTGTATGAAGAAATTAGTTGGTTCTATCCTAAAAGTAGTTCAACTGCTATTGATAGAACTGTGACTTACAATTATACAGAGAACACTTGGACAACAGGATCTTTATCGAGAACGTCTTGGCAGGATTCAACGTTATATTCTAATCCATATGCAACAGAGTTTACCGGAACAGGGACACCGAACTTCCCAACCATTCAAGGAGTAACAAACATTAACGGAGCTTCAACTTATTATGCTCACGAAGTAGGAAACAATGAAGTTGATGGTGTAGGTAATAAAACAGCTATTGAAGCATTTATACAATCTGGAGATTTTGATTTAGGAGAAGGCCAAAATTTTATGAGTATGAGAAGATTTATACCTGATTTTAAATTACTTACAGGTAATGCAGAGATTACTATTAATTTAAGAAGATACCCGAATGACGTTTCAACATCCTCGCCTCTCGGCCCTTTCACTGTAACAAGCTCTACAGATAAAGTGGACACTCGTGCAAGATCTAGATTTGCTAGTGTAAAAATTGCTAATACATCTACTGATCAGAATTGGAGATATGGTACTTTTAGAGCAGATATTCAACCTGATGGAATGAGATAATGGCAAGAGTAGATATAGTTATTCCAGAACCAACACCAACTTACACAGAGGAAAACCAAAGACAGGTTTCACAATCTTTACAAACTTTAAAAGATAAATTAAATACTTCATATCAACAAGAATTAAAACAAGAAATAGAAAGATTAACTTGGTATAGTATGAGGTTTGGTTGCTAATGAGCTCATGTAATAATGTAAATGTCGAACCAACAGTAATAGGTGGTGGAGATGGCTCTACTGCTTATGATGCATTTGGAAGATTAAGAGTATCTAATCCACTTACTATATTTGATTCTAAAAATGTCATGTCAAAGAATAATCTCTTTGATGAAGCTATTGTAGGAGCTAGTTCAACTGTTACTTATTCAACAGATAAATCTACTGTAAATTTAAATGTGGATACACCAACTAGTTCTTATGTAATCAGACAATCCAAAAGAGTAATGTCTTATCAACCAGGTAAGTCTTTATTACATTTCAGTACATTTGTAATGGATACAGCTCAAACTAATTTAGCACAAAGAGTAGGTATGTTTGATAATGACAATGGTATTTATTTTGAAAAAACAGGATCAACATTAAATTGGGTTAGAAGAACTTCCACATCAGGATCTTCTGTTGATAATACAGTTGCACAATCTTCTTGGAATGGAGATAAGTTAGATGGTACAGGTGCATCAGGTTATACATTAGATACTACAAAAGCTTGTATTATGTTTATGGATTTTGAATGGTTAGGTATGGGAAGTGTTAGATGTGGATTTGTAATTGATGGTAAATTTATTGTTGCACATACATTTTTAAATGCAAATAATTTAGATACAGTTTATATGAGAACTGCTAATTTACCAATAAGATATATGATTATCGCTTTAGGTACTTTAGATAGCACAGCTACCTTACAACAAGTTTGTTCAACAACTATGATTGAAGGAGGTTATTCACCTCAAGGAATACAACAAATGATAGGAACAGCTAGTTTAGGAGGTGTCAATTTAACTAATGCTGGAACGTTATATAATTTAGCGACCATAAGATTAAAATCATCTAGACCATATGCAGTTGTTGTATCACAAGGATTTGATGCATCTGCAGTATCTAATTCTGATTTTGAAATACAATTAATATTAAATGCTACACCCTCAACAGCATTTTCATATACAAGTTATTCTGATAATGTAGAATATGATTTAACAGGAACTAAAACAATTACTAATGGAACTATTATTGGTAAAGCTTATTTGTCTGGTAAAGCAAGTAATTCAATACAGTTTGGAGATGGTTTTAATTTTGATTATCAATTAGGACAGACGATTGCAGGAGTTTCTGATACATTAACACTAGCTGCCAAAGGTGCATCTGCAAATGATGATGTTGTTGGTAATTTAAAATGGGTTGATTTAACATAATGGCAAATTTTTATAATAATACTTTCTACGATCCTACAGGAACGACTGCTGAAACTGTTTACACAGCTCCATCAAATGCAAGAGGTATTATACAAAACATTCAAGTAACTAACGAATCAGGAAATAAAATAGTAAAAGTGGCTGTAACAGATTCTTCTGCTTCTACAACATACCAAGTGGCTTACGCAAGTATTACTGGTCCTACTATTTGCAATTTAGCAAAAGGACCTATTATTCTAGAAGAAGGAGATTCTATATCTATCGAAACTTCTGATATATCTGGTGTAAGTGCAACACTATCTATATTAGAAATATCTAGAGAAGATCAGAATGGCTAAAAAATTTAAAGACTTTGTAACTAGAGATAAGCCTAAAAAAAGAGGTCCTCGAAAACATAAGAAATCATTATCGAAAAGTGAGAAACGTCAAAAAAGATTAAAACGTTACAAGGGCCAAGGAAAAGGCTAGACAAATAACTTTAAAAGTATTATAAAAAGCTATGACTGATTTACCAAAAATACCGGCCACAGCAAAAGAAATTATTAAACACAAAAGAACAGGCAAAGTATATGCTAGTAAAACTGATTTTGATAACGATGTTGCTGATCCCAATACTGATACTACTGTGGACGACTTTAGACAAGACCTTGAAATTAAAGTTACTAAAGTTTCTATGGGAGCGCTAACTAAAAAATAATGCAACCCCGTGGTGCAACTGAAATACAAATGGAGATGCTCCATAAGTATGTTTCAAAAGAATTACTAGATCAGGTACAAATCTGTACATCAATCCCTGGTAAAGTTCCAATTGACCCAAACAAAGTAAATATACTTTGGCAAAAGAATTCTTGGGACCAACCAAACTTACAAGAGTTTTTTGGTAACAAGGAAAGACATAAAGAATATGATTGGTATGTATTTAA